TTACTCTCCCCGCGCCGCCTTACGCTTATCTTCTTTAATCTTGAAATAAAGGTTTGTCAGATACGTCAGCAGGCCAAACAGCAGACTCCCCAGCACACCTATCGCCACCCACTGGGACGGAGAGACTTTGTCCAGCAGCTGCAGTAACCAGTATCCCGTCCCCACCGCTGACGTGGTGTATGACACACCCGTTGTGATTTTTTCCATCTGATGTATGTCTCCGTCACCGCCGACAGAAAATGAAAGTAAAGGAAACAAAAAAGCCGCCAGTGTCACCCACTGACGGCCAACGCCGGGAGCCGTGATTATGGCATTCAGGCTCTGCTAAAAATGCCAGATAACATTCCGGCCTCCCCCGATTCAGGTTATAAATGACACAATATCTTGACAACATCCGTCACTGTCTGTCAGAAAATGTACTGCCATATAGAAGCAACATGTGAAGTACATCTATCCTTTTGAGCCAGCACCTCTCCACCGAAAGTCAGTGCTGGCTGTTTTTTTCCTTAATAAAGCATCTGTAACTGAAACAATCCGCATATTGATAATATATTGACAGGCATCATTGCTGTCTGTGAAAAATAAGTCTCTACAAACATATAAGGCCTTTTAGCCAGCGTCTTCTTTTTCAGGTCAGTCGCTGGCTTTTTTTATTATGCTGCCGGTGCATTTATCTCCAGCACCAGACTTTCTATCTCAACGCCATACGCTGCATTTTTTGTAACATCCGTCAGCGTCAGCGCATTCAGTCCCGGTGTCAGACTGTCTTTTATAACCTGGAATGCCGGGCCAGCCACTCCATTCAGTTTCGGAGTAACCGTGGCACTGCCGGCGGTGAACACCAGCTCCAGCGTCTGCCAGTCGTTACCGTAATCGCCGAACTCCCCCAGCTTCGTGTTTCCGGCTTTCCTGTGATGCATCAGATTCACTCTGCCGTCAGTGGTCTGAGTGAAGTACGACATCAGGAACGGATTACCGGTACCCGTCATCGCCACACCATCAGGAACGGGAGCATCCGTGTACAGATAAATCCCCAGCCCGAACTGATTGTTGGTCAGTGCGCCTGACAGGCGGAACTTACAGTTCAGTCTGCCGCCCTGTGTCAGCAGGGTAATTGCGTCATCCACCGGATGCGTCAGGGACCAGGTTTTATTGCTCTGCTTGGTGATCTTAAATACACCATCTGACAACTGAATTCCGCCATCCTTAATGCTCCAGCCCTGCGCAGCAGCCTCTCCGGCTGCCGGCAGCAGGGAGATTGTGCGAACCGACGTATCTGCAGACGGACCCGATGGCGTGTTGCCGCCGGGCGAGGGTTTAATTTCCGGTGCCTTACCACTGATGAAGGCTGAGGTGCGCCCGGCTGCGTTCAGAATAGCGGTTGCCAGACGATCCGGAATAATGCTCCTGCGCGCCCATGAACTGAAATGTGTCGGGCGGTTTGATGATACCTGGTTTCCATTCGTTCTCGATGCCGCACCGTAATATCCTGATGCCGGAATATCCGGATCTTCTGCTGGCGCGTTAGTGGCGGTATTGACGCCGTTACCGTCTGTCATGAAGGGCACAAAATAAACGCCCTCACTCTCCCTGTTTTTGTACGCCCCGTAAATGGTGTTGTACTGGGTGCCGTAGGTATTTTTCCAGTAATACGTCGTGTCACCACAAATCCACGGCACATCTGCAGCACTGCCACCATGGCACTGCGCGTTAAACACGGAGAGGTCAGCACGAAACTGTGTCAGCATGGCTGTAAACAGCGCAGGTTGCTGTGCGTGGGTGGCGGCGCTCATGTCAAACTCTCCCTGCATCCAGCACACCGCCAGCAACACATTTTTCGGGTTCTTCTGTAATGCAGCTTTGGTGCGCGCAATCAGGTCCTGATATAACGGTTTACCCACACCCCAGCGCGCCGAATCCTGGCTGGCCCCCGTGTCCGCACTGAATGTCCCCTCCGCGCCCTGGGTAAATGCCGAACCACCACGACAGCATGGTACCAGCAGGATCCCCGCGTTATTCGGGATAGTACGGGAGCAGTTTTTTGGCAATATGTAACCCCTGGCCGACACAGCCGTACTGCCCTTTGCTCAGGTCTGCCTTCGGATGATTCAGCGTACTCATATCCTGCACATCATGCAGGCAGTGGTCGGCCGGAATAATATCGTTATATCTGCAGGCAGCCCCACCCGGCGTAACTGTACTGCGGCGCGCCAGCTGTTTAATGCGCGGATCCGGAGCATCGTATGAATCCGGAAGCGGAAGCCCTTCCCCGTAAGCCATTGCATTGGACTGCCCGGCCAGTACGATGACGTAGTACCAATCCGGCTCAGTTGCACCACTGACCACCACATCACCTTCTGCTGCAATCGCCTGCATCAGGGTATAAGGGGTTATGGCCACCGGACTACCAAACGGCTGCCAGCCCTCTTTCAGTTTGTGTGTCAGCTTTTCCGCAAGGTCTGACGGCGACGCCGCCCTGACCACGTCATAGTGTTTAAATGCCATTATTCCTCCCCTTTCCGGGATTTTCCTCAACAGTTGCGGGCCACGGTCCGGCCACAAGGAGAATCAAAAGAGGAGAACCGCAGCCCGCAAAACGAAAAAGGCCGCGCAGTTGCGCAGCCTTATAAACCCTGGTTAAAATCCACACGATAAAAATGACAATGCAAGTATCTCATGCTGTTGCCCGAACCCACTCGGGCTTTTTTTGCATGTAAAAAGGCTCCTGCGATGAGAAGCCTGGATATATGCCTAATCTCTGTATACAGCATGATGCCGGGTGCCTCCCGGTGAATTCTGCAATGACCAGACAGAATCCGCAACTTGCCTATACAATACGCAACCAAACATCTGTCATTATGCCCCGCCGCTCAGGGGGATTCATCATGCAGGATTTTTTTAACAAACGCTCAGCATGTCAGGCAACAGTCAACTGCCTGAATTGTGAGGCATTTAACATTTCACTGTCCGGTGTCTTTCCTGTAATAAAAAGCCCGCAAAAGAGAGTCAGGGCAGATAAGTGTGGTGTGGTGCGTTGTACTGGATTCGAACCAGTGACCGATTGCTTAGAAGGCAATTGCTCTGTCCGGCTGAGCTAACAACGCAGAATACCGATAATGGACCGCCACCGGGGACTCCGAATCTCGCACAGGGTGACGTTCTTTCCTGATGAGCTAGTGGCGGTTGGTGGCCCTTGCTGGATTTGAACCAGCGACCTGGCGATTATGAGTCGCTCGCTCTCACCACTGAGCTAAAGGGCCGATTGCTGAATAATAACGACGCATGATTAACTCCGCAATCTCATCCGTTACGAATGATTAAATCCTGTACTTCCCGCACCGTCTGCTCAAAACGTTCAGTCTCCAGTTCAACGCCAGTTGCACGACGTCCCAGCGCCATCGCTGCTTTCACTGTCGACCCCGACCCCATGAAGAAATCTGCAACCAGGTCTCCCGGACGACTGCTTGCGCTGATTATCTGCTGCAACATTTCTGCCGTTTTTTCGCACGGATGTTTCCCTGGATAGTACTGCACCGGTTTATACGTCCACACATCGGTGTACGGCACCTGCACCGTCACACCGAAATACCGCCGCAGATGCTTATATTCACTCTGCAGCTCCGCATACTGTCGGTTCAGAGAGGCATACGTATCCACCAGCTGGTGGTGGGGCTTTTCCAGTTCACCCCGCTGATGCTTCTCTTCTGCCACCCGGGCAAACAGTGCCTGTAATTTCAGATAATCGCTTTCGTTCGGCAGCAGCCACTGACCGGCACTGAACCAGTGCGACACCATGTTTTTCTTTCCTGTGGCATCTGCAATCTGTTTTGCCGTTATCCCCAGGACAGCGCGCGCATCACGAAAGTAAGCAATCAGCGGGGCCATCACATGCTGTTTCAGTGCCCTACCCTTCGCCTCATACCCGGCATCTTTCGGACGATACGGCCCCTGATAATGCTCTGCGAACAGAATGCGCTCTGTGGCGGGGAAATACGCCCGCAGGCTTTCCTTGTTGCACCCGTTCCAGCGTCCGGACGGCTTTGCCCAGATGATATGGTTCAGCACGTTAAACCGCTCACGCATCATGATTTCGGTGTCAGATGCCAGACGATGGCCACAGAACAGGTAAAGACTTCCGGCAGGTTTCAGCACCCGCCAGAACTGCGCAAGACACTGGTCCAGCCACTTCAGGTAATCTTCATCACCCGCCCACTGGTTATCCCAGCCCTCGGGTTTCACTTTGAAGTACGGCGGGTCCGTGACTATCAGGTCAACAGAATTTTCGGGTAACGACCGCATAAATTCCAGGCAGTCGGCGTTGATTAACTCACAACTGGATATTTTTACAGTATTAAGCATGGATCATTAAGCCTGTCTCTGATAGGCTCATTCTGCTTTTGCGCAAAGCAGTGGGCCTGAGGTTTGCTTGTGAACCCAACGCATGAGCAGATGGCTGGTGGGTGCCCCTTACACCCACCAGCCGCCCATTTACCACAAATAAAAAAGCCTTCAGGACTGAAGGCGTCTGTAACAACCAAACTGATAGTCTGCCAGACCCGCCATAACCAGCTGGGTCAGTATTAACTGGCAGCGTTCGCGTGAAAGGTAAGTATTCTGCGCAATCTCCCCGACTGTCGCCGGGTCGGTAACGCTTAATTCATTAAACACCACTCTGGCGGTTTCTGTCATATCCTGCTGTTTCAGCATGTCTTTTTCCCTTTTCCGGTTAACGTGACACACCAATAACTCTTGTCGAAAAAGCCAGCAACCTGAAAGAACGGTATTAATAACCACCAGCGAATTTATTGCGCTGCTGTATATTACGGACACAAAAAAACCACCTTCCGGTGGCTTCCTTGTGCGAAAAAACTTGCATTTCGCCTCGCGATACAGCTTTGCGAAGCTTACAGGAATTCAAGCTGTTTCTGCGTAAAAAAGCAAGCTTTTTTTATCGAAATGAATCGTGCATAGGTACATAAAGCATGTGTTCAGCCACGGCTAACCAACCTGCAATACGTTTCTCACATGTGCTGAAACACCATTCCGGGTGAGTACGATTTAAACATTCTGCCATTTTTCTCTTACTCATTCCCCGTCCTTCGTACCTTTGCCGGAGAATATTGATTAGCCCGGGATATTCCCCAAGCACCTCACTGATAACGCGATCAATAATCAACGCCTCTGTGTCTGTACAATGTGACAACCAGCTCTTCTGCTTCCCTCTGGTCATATCCCGAAAAAATGCCTCAAGTTCCGGTTTTTCCAGCCCGGATTTCTTCATGCTGCGTAAAACCTCATTAACTGCTGTTTTCGTCAGCTTTTTCGAAACCAGTAACCGGTTAAACATATTTCCGGATTTACCCCCACCGATATACGACCACCGCCCCCACATCCGTAATTTCCCCTGGATCCAGACTGCTTCCAGCGTGTTCAGGCGTAAATGTTCGCCGCTTTTGCCTGTAATTTCCGGATATATCATATTTACGCTCACTCACTCTCAATTTTGTAAATCTTCACGCCCAGCCGTCCCCCAGGAACGCGCTGACCGCGCACAATATTGATTTCATCAAACTGCTCGTCGTCTATGAGAAGTCCGGCATGCGTCAGCGCATCCAGTGGTGCTTTCAGGATATTGTCCAGGTCACGACGACGTTTATCCGGTGGCTCTGCAATAATCTTTATCGCCAGCCTTCCGGACAGGTTTAATTTCAGCCGCTGCTGGCGAACAATAAGCGCCACATCACGGCGATAACGCTCACCGGCTTTTGATACAAAATATGTGCTGCCACGACGTCGCCAGTAAGTGTTCACCGTTGGCGGGTAAGGCAAAACAAATTCTATGCGTTCAGTCATTCATGCTTTCCACTTCAGGACACCCGAATTTCTCGCGTGCATTAAAAAACGAATCAGCAACAACAGCTGGCTGCCGTGTTTTTCTTCAAAATCTTTTACCCCGGCGTGTAGTTCGCTATGGCATTTACGGCACAGCGGAATAACAAACAAATCATCAGCCTTTGTTCCCATCCCTCCCAGTCCATGACCAATGATGTGATGCGGATCATCTGCCTGATTACCACACGTCATGCATTTCTGCGTTTTTACCCAACGCGTGTATACAGGCATCTCTTCCCGTCGTGGTTTCTGGCGCTGGAGATACTGAGCCGGTGACTCCGGATCAACGGCAATGCTTACCACCGTCTTTTCCTGTGGCGGGTTTTGCTGGTGGGCGTGAGGCAGTAGCGCAATATTTTTTGTGCGCTGCTTCAGCATGCTGGTGGCGGTCTGCTCTCCCGGCACGATGTCGCTCTCGCGGTATACTGAGCGAATTTTTTCCGCGCGTAATCCCAGTGAACGACGTAACACCGTCTCCGGTAGTGCGTCCGCTACGTTATTTATGGTTGCCCACCAGGATAATTCAGCCAGCGATAATTCCCGCTCCTGCGTGCCATTCATTGCGTGGCGGATGACATCAATCATCCATGCTGACAGGTTTTGGTGAGCAAGCTGCCCGAGTGATTCGGAAGTCTGGTTACGCAGCTGGTTGTCGCAGTGCCAGCACAACACCATCGCGCCGGTACCGTAACGATGTATGACGGTTTCACTGTGATGGTAGTCACCATGAGGCCACTGGCAGGATTTAATGTGGCGTAACAGCCAGTCAGACAATGCACCAGCACCACCAGCAGCACGAATCACCCGCTCATCGCTGAAAAATGGCAGTAATGATTTATCCTCCGCCAGCGGCTGGCGAACAGCAGGAACGACTCCGGACGGCAGACCGCGCATGCTTTTCGGTTCCGGCTCCACCAGAACTCGAGGGTTATGAAATACCTGCATGGATTCACGGCCCGGTTTTAGCACCACCAGCCCAAGTTCCGGTACCGGAACAGGTCGAAGTAATACCCGCACGTTACCTCCAGATGCGTTGCTGGAATGTGCGGGACGGACGCGGTGGGCGTTCGGAATAAGGGAGCCTGACATAGATTATCCAGTGACGATAATCGAGGCTGAGGGCTTTCTTAATCTCGTATCCGCGTCTGCGGTAGTTATGAATTAGCCATTCGGCCTGTTCTTCAGTACATGGTGGGTGTTGGTACCAGTCGGTTTTAAATGCGTGTGAACGCCGCCCATGCCGGATGGCAAGGTCGGTATCAGAATTGTGAAATTTGGTTTTGTGCACCATCTGTTTTCTCTGCTGGCGCAGCAGGTGTCAGGTGTTCAGGCTGACGTGCGAATTGTAAACCAGAATGCCAGGAAAAACAAAACCCGCCGAAGCGGGTTAAGTGCGGGTGCGTTGAGGATGCCTGACTCATCAGAGGTGGCGAGGGATTTCTCCCTCGCCTGGTCTCTTACTCCTCAGGTTCGTAAGCTGTGAAGACAGCGACCTCCGTCTGGCCGGTTCGGATTCGTACCTCGCAGAGGTCTTTCCTCGTTACCAGTGCCGTCACTATGACGGTTAAACAGATGACGATCAGGGCGATTAACATCGCCTTTTGCTGCTTCATAGCCTGCTTCTCCTTGCCTTTCGGCACGTAAGAGGCTAACCTACATGTGCAAAGCATGAAATTGGCCTCAGATTAATGTTAAGCGTCTTGCCGGACGCGTAATGTTAACTGGGGCTTTTCTCTATCTGCCTTTTGGTGTTCATGCCTGAGGCAGATAGCCTCAAGCACCCGCAGCAATTCTAACTATCCAATAGATCAATGCCAACTTCTTTTCCTGCAACATCTCTCATCAGAAGTGACCCAAATTCATCCAATCAGCACAAAAGAAACATTTAAAGCGTGAATGCTACCGAACGTTCATTTCAATTACATCGTTTTGATTTTTAACAGTTTTCACCTCAACAAATCAAATGGCATTAGCATTCATCATGGAAGAAAGACTGATAAAAATGATCATTTTCAATGACTTATGATCACACCGGGTATTGCCAAGTCATTCCTTTTACGCCAGGATACCCACAAGTGAGTAGTCGAGGAGAGTTTGCCAATTTTTGCGATATAAATTTCAATGTCCGAAGAACCATTAATTGTTAATTGATTCTGTATAAGGTATTAACATGACAATTTCATATATTCCTATTCTGAAAGCGAAACGTTCTGAGTTATCAGCTTTATCGCAGCTATCCATTGAAAAGAAATCAAAAATTTTGCCATTACTCGAAATTGAACCAGTGCCAATTGACCCTGATTCAGGTATTGCCTTAAAGAGTTATAACGAGACTCTTATAGAGTTCGGAAAGAAAGTCTCAAAATCTTGCTCAGATATGCAAGGTGTTTATATTGATGGATTATTAATTGAAGAGCATTTTATTTCTCCTGAAGATCATTACCCTATAATAAATGCGGTTAATCAAGTTAGAGATATGGAGATAAGAGTTATTCCTGTCAGTTCACCAACTCGCCCATCTAACTATAAAAGAGCGATTGATGAATTAATGCAGAATGAAATATGCTTGAGATTAACCACGTTAGATCTGGTTAACCCACAATTAATAACGCATTACATTAATCATCTGGGAATTCCTTTATCAAATATTGATATAATTATTGACTTAAGAGATGAGTTAACCGAGGATAAAATTAATTCCGGCGAACTATATACTTTGGCAATGGGATTGATAAACAATCTGGCGCACCTCAATGAATACAGAAAAGTGATTCTTTCTGGGGGTTCATTTCCTACAGATCTCAGTGATATTTCTGTTGGTCTATATTCTCAACCTCGAATCGAGTGGATTTTATGGCAGAGTTTAATGAATAGAAAAGAACTTGCCAGAAATGTGATTTATAGTGATTATGGAGTACAGCACCCCGACTTTAATAGGCTTTCGACGCGATTCCCTAGCGTATCTGCCAGCGTCAGATACTCTGGAGATAATGACTTTTGGGTATTTCGAGGAAGAGTAGCTAATCGCTTTGGTTATGAACAATATGGTAAACATAGTGAGGATATTCTTGCTCATCGAGAATATTCAGGGCCTACATTCTGTGCGGGAGATAGAGACATAGAATATTATGCAAACGAGTATCAAGCCTACAAAGCCAATCCCTCTGGTAACTATAAATTTGGTAGCCCAGAGGTATGGCGTAGGATTGGGCAAAACCATCACATAACTAAGGTTGTTGAGCAACTCGCCACTCTTTACGGGCTTTAAGTTTAACTCGAACAGCTTCACGAAGCTCGCCAACATCCATACTATTGGCGAGTTTTGACCATAAGACGCGTTTAGGTTTATTTTTCAAATTCTGTAGCTCCCCTACATCACTTAATAGGGAAAGCAATTCATCTTTCCAAAGAAGCATTGTTAAGGAAAGTTTGTCCACTTGTGGATTCAACTTGCTAGTTCGAATTGTTTTTAAATGGATACCTTGCCGTGCACCTTGCGTAACTTGCTTTATCCCCCACCATGATGGAACTATGCTTAAAGCATCATAAAGATGGCAATCAGAGACAACCAAAGTTACTTTATCCATCACTGATGAGTAATGTTGCACCTGCGCTGGTAATCTGAGCAAGTTATCACTCTTGCTCTTCAACTCATAACCATGTATAAGCCCATTGATCACTGCTATATCAGCTCTGCTAGCCCCTAGATTCATCGTAAACTCATCAATGATTAGGGTGTCAGGATCTTTATGATGATCTCTCAGAATCTTGGCATGCACAGCCTTTCTTACATCAATGTCTCTCATACCATAGTTGCGCTTTCATCGACTCTCTCAAGCCATGATTCTATATCATGGTTCGCATGAATGCCATTTGATATGACCAGTGGTTAAACATTGCACAGAAAAGTGGATGTGTATTTTAACAAAAGCAATGACGGCTAACCATGTTGGTATGTCGATAAAATGTTTCAACGTAAGCATTATCTGTTCCGCCCTTTCAGACGGCCTCCTGATGTTCTGAGGGTGCAGAATCCCTCCGGTTAAGGGTTTAATAAAAATCGTTTCTGATTTAAATCTTCAGTATTTAGTTGTTAGTCGGTTTATAGCCTTTATGCTTCGGCCTTATTTCTCAGCCATACACAAACCGGGCCATCTTCGGTGTCATGTATTGAACCAATAAACCATCCATTGCCCTCTGGTCGTTCCGGTTCCCATGCAGAAATATCAGCATCACACGCATCAAGGTCAGCACATCCTTCATCTCTGAAGCAGAGGACGTATTGAAGATTATTTTCCTCCATCCAGGCGTTAAACTCTTCCGTTGAAATATATTCCCGACCGTCACAGAATTTTTCATATTCAGGATGCGTCCAGCAGCCATATTCATCACGTACTACTGGTATTTCTTTAATTTCATTCATTTCTGTTCTCCCACGTTTTCAGACTTTCACCACAGAACGGACAAAATGAAACCCGAACTGGTAATTTAGAAAATTCACCGGAACGCAACATCACAAAATCAGGACCGCGAGTTAAACTCTCATTCCAGATTTTGTATATCAGCAGACCTTTTCGCATCGTGTATTCAGCATCATGCTCAAGGGACTTTGCCAGTGCTGCACATGGTTCTATCTTGTTGCCATTAACCTGGCATTTTGATTCACTCACCGCACCACCTCCTCAAAATTCCCCTGATAAAACGCCAGTACGCGCTGCATAACTTCGCTCTTCCGGCACTCGAGACAGATTATGTTCAGACGCCTGTCGTAGCGACGTATTTCTCCGTCAGGTAATGACCAGATAAGGTCCGGATCAACCGCAGATGGTTTCTTCAGCTTTGCCCTTGAGAGCTTTTTACGGGCATTTTGCCAGTCCTTACGCGCCTGTTCAGACGGGAATAACCCGTAACCAGAGTTGTATACATCGCCACTGGCAACCAGCTCTCTGGCCAGAACGCTCATCAGATATCTTGTTGCCCCAGTTTTAGTTTCCAGTTGTCGTAACGTCTCGCGCCCACTCTGGCGTACGAGTTCAACAACCTGCCCTTTAATTTTCTCCTGCTCTTCTTGTGTAAAAACTTTTGCCACAAGCCCTCCTGAAAATTACCTCATGACCAGAAATTAACACTTACCCCCTGAAGCCCGGCGGAATTTCAGTGTCCGGTTCAGAAATGTGATTCACGCAACGCTGCGCAGGCGAACGCCCCAGGCGGATAACCAGTTCATCCCATTTTTCCCGGAGTTTTGCCGGACTCATGATGTTTTTTACCCAGAACGAATCCCGCTGGAGACGCCCAAACATTTCACAAATTTGTCTGTGAGTTCTGCCATCCAGCATCCGCATTGTGCGAACGTCATTGGCCCATGCTGTCCAGTTGGGTTCTTTCGGTCTAGTGATCTCGCCATCATCGCTGGCCGCCTGCTCGTAAAGACTCACGATTCGTCCCCAGATCCACTGTGCGCACACCAAATCTTCCTGACTTCCCCACTGGCGTTTTTTCGCACTGAACACAACCGCGTCAGGGTGTCGGGTTAAAAAATCCTGTTCAGCCGTCTGCGGGTCCGGTTGCGAAGCGTCCGGACAAGAAGATCTTTTATCTGACGGATCAGGTTTTAATACTGACGGATCGGGGTCAATCATCGCCCCCCTAATCGGCAGTTTTTTATCAACAGTTGATCCATCAAAATTTGACGGGTCAACCGTTGAGGGGTCAATATTTGACGGGTCAACTGTTAACGGGTCATTTTTTGCCGGGCTAATTTTTCTTTTCGGTTTATATGACTCACGCGCCGCCGCCGCAGCTGCTTCGAGTTTTTCCACATTAAGCCGATAGATATTGCTTACATTACGCCCACCGACCTTACGCTCTTCCTTCGTCAGCCAGCCCTCTTTCGCCAGTTCTGCAATAGCCGATTTCACTGTGGATTCACTTCTTGCACCGATCTGACGCCGGATAGTTTCAATGGCAGGCCATGACACGCCCTCGTCATTGCTGTAGTCTGCAAGACGGGCCATAACCGCCACCCTGGATAAGATCATGCCGGTGAAGGCGCACCCTTCCCAGACAAGACCATGAAGCTTGCTGCTCATAAAACCCCCGAACACCGTGCTTTTAGTGCATCACCACAGCATTCCCTGCCGGGCCGCCGCGATTCATCTGGTCATACAAAACAACCGCTGACGCAACAAAATCATCGACATCCTTCACCAGCCGATCCCTCCGTTCGACGATCTCACGGTAATATTCAGAACTGTGGCTGCGCATACGGGCCACCAGCAAAGGCGGCATCGCCTTTTCGATCGCCGGTAACAGAGCCTGCATTTTTTCAACAGCATCAGGGGTGTCTTTATCCAGCCAACGGAAAATTTTCTGGGTATTACGGGCCAGGGCTTCCGGATGGCTGTCGTCATACAGTTCCGGGAACGTCATTCCCAGCTCGAAATACGCTTTGGTAATTTTCGCAGCCGGTACTTTTTCGCCGTCCGGATGCGCCCAGACATTCATCGCCATGCGGATGTGTTCATGCTTGATTTTCATGAATCAACTCCATCAGATAAGCATGCACTACAATCACCTTCAGCATGAACTACATGTGTTTGCCCCAAACGAATGCCGCTCGCATACTCAGGCCAAATAAGCTCCCAATCATGGGGTCGTAGCTCCGCCCTACTTACTTGGCCTTCCGTCGCAGATTCGATCATAAGGGCGCGGGTTGGAGATATAGCTGTTCGTCCAGACGCCATTTGCGATAAGTAAGATGACGATACACCAAGTCTGGCCGCGAATTTCTTAGCATCACCAACCCTTAATGATTTAATAAACTCTTTTAATGTCATACCTTCCTCGGTTTAGTGTTTTTTTGCGAGTTTAGTGTTTAATAAACCATTAAGTCAAGTATTTGCTTGTTTAGTGATTACTAAAGATAATTACCACATGCAAAAAAAGAAATTCGCCGTTTACGTCTCAAGGAGTGGTTTAAAGATAAAACTCTGCCACCCAAAGAGAAGAGCTACCTATCTCAACTAATGAGTGGGAGAGCCTCGTTTGGAGAAAAGGCTGCCAGAAGAATAGAGCAAACATACGGGATGCCGGAAGGGTATCTGGATGCGGAATACGCAGAACAACCGGGGGTTTCTCCACCACATGCAGGGTTAACGTCTAATCAACTGGAATTATTGCAGATTTTTTCAGCCTTCCCTGAGGATGAGCAACGCCAGATAATCAGCGAGTTAAAGCAGAAAAAAGAATCAATGGAAGATCTCATAGCGAGATGGATTGCGGCGCAAAAATGCCGCCGCGCCTGAGTTATAAAACCGGAGGAAACATGAATAGAGCCCTTTCACCAATGGTTTCTGAATTTGAAACCATTGAACAAGAAAACAGTTACAACGAATGGCTGCGTGCGAAAGTAGCAACGAGCCTTGCAGATCCGCGCCCAGCAATTCCCCATGACGAAGTTGAGCGCAGAATGGCAGAACGCTTTGCTAAGATGCGCAAGGAACGGAGCAAGCAGTAAAATGTTACCCGTGTTATGGCTTGAAAGCGCAGATACCGACCTAGATGATATAACTAGTTATATTGCTCGTTTCGACATAGATGCGGCTGAACGCTTATGGCAGCGATTAAGGGGTTGTGTGCTGCCGTTATCCGAACATCCGTATTTATACCCACCAAGCGACAGAGTACCTGGCTTGCGTGAGATTGTAGCCCACCCTAACTATATAATTCTATACCGCGTAACAACATCAAGCGTTGAAGTAGTAAACGTGATCCACGCAAGACGCCAGTTTCCCTAACTTTCACTACCAATAGAAACATAACAACCGCAACGACTTTATCAAAAGCGTTGTGTTTGTTATGTCCCGCGGTTTAGTTTTTACTTGACTTAAGTTTAATGTTTATTAAACTAAAAATACCAACCCACCCCGCCCCACAGAACGCAGGGAAATACTTCGAGTTACCCGGCAGTGGTCAGGGGTTAAGTAGCCAGCCCGAGGCGTATGAACATGACGGCAGGGTTCAACTTTAATAACTATGCAGCAGGTTTTTGTTCCGCTACCCCGGCGTTAAGGGGAAACAGAGGGTTTCTCAGTGGGCGAAGTCAAACATCAGAATGGAAGGCATCCCGGGATCGGCAAAGAAGCAGCAATGGCGCTTTATATTGACATCAGCGCCATTGCAGGACAGGTAAGAGTTATCAGAGCGGTAACTAAGCGGTATGCGCCTTTACTTCAGAAAGTCTCTGGTGAGTGCACCGAAGATATTGTCAACGATTTCGTCATCGAACTGCGAGGACTCATCTTCAGTTACAAGGTGACCACAATTTTTGCAGATGGCTCCCGCGAAACTGTCAGAGCCCTGCGGCTTAAAGGATGTGTCAAAGACTTCGCCACCACATTCTGGGCAAGAAAACTTGATTGTATTCATAACCAATTTCCTCTCGAGTAACAGACCCCTCAGAGGATACCACCTCGCCTGACGTGGTTAAAAGCAGGCAACGCTAACCACAAGGAGCCGACATGCAGAAACGAGAACCCGTCATCATCGCGCCAGACTATACCGATGATGAACTTTATGAGTGGATGCACCAGAAAATTAATGCAGCGCAGGATCTGAAATGGGCCAATGAAGCCAGGGCTAAGCAGGCTGAAAATCTGTCCGCTCTGGAGCAGGATATCACCAATCTGGAAAAAGCAGCGGCATTAAGCATTGCCAGAATGATTACATACCCGCGTTAATAGCTAACCAACGAAGCTAAGGTTGGTAATTAAGGAGTTCTCCACGGGTGAGGTGGAGTGCGTGCGCCGGACACGGGTGAGCATACGGCACTGACAGTTTACTGAAAGGATATTTCCCTGAAAAGTCAGACCATAACGCGAAAGCGCACGGCGAGGTAGCTGGTTCATAGATAGCCTGTCGTTAAATTTTCGTCGACCGTGCGCTTCCGGTTGTGGCAATCCGCGAAATGGCGCGGCGGTAAGTATGGAGGGGTTATTCCTTCCCCCGTTGAGGACACCGGGTTGTCAGGTTGACCATACGCTTAAGTGACAACCCCGCTGCAACGCCCTCTGTTATCAATTTTCTGGTGACGTTTGGCGGTATCAGTTTTACTCCGTGACTGCTCTGCCGCCCTTTTTAAAGTGAATTTTGTGATGCGGTGAATGCGGCTGAGCGCACGCGGAACAGTTAAAACCAAAAACAGTGTTATGGGTGGATTCTCTGTATCCGGCGTTAATTGTTAACTGGTTAACGTCACCTGGAGGCACCAGGCACCGCATCACAAAATTCATTGTTGAGGACGCGATAATGGAAACGTTATTACCAAACGTTAATACGTCTGAAGGTTGTTTTGAAATTGGTGTCACTATCAGTAACCCTGTATTTACTGAAGATGCCATTAACAAGAGAAAACACGAACGGGAGCTATTAAATAAAATATGCATTCTTTCAATGCTGGCCCGTTTACGTCCGATACAAAAAGGATGCTGGCAATGAATACAGCATTTGCACTTGTTCTGACAGTTTTTCTTGTTTCCGGAGAGCCAGTTGATATTGCAGTCAGTGTTCACAGGACAATGCAGGAGTGTGTGACTGCAGCAACCGAACAGAAAATTCCCGGTAACTGTTACCCGGTCGATAAAGTTATTCACCAGGATAATAACGAAATCCCGGCAGGTCTTTAAAACAGTTCCGTAATAAACATCCGATTTCATTCTTATATGCCAGCAATGGCAGGGATTTGTTCACCCTTAAATCTGTAATGAGGTAAAACAAAATGAGTAAAGTCTTTATTTGCGCCGCCATTCCGGACGAACAGGCAATAAAGGAAGAAGGTGCAGTCGCTGTAGCCACTGCCATTGAAGCCGGTGATGAACGTCGCGCCCGCGCAAAATTTCACTGGCAATTCCTGGAACATTATCCGGCTGCTCAGGACTGCGCTTATAAATTTCTTGTTTGCGAGGATAAACCCGGTATACCCCGCCCTGCCCTCGATTCCTGGGATGCTGAATATATGCAGGAAAACCGCTGGGATGAGGCGTCTGCTTCCTTTGTCCCGGTCGAGACTGAATCAGATCCGATGAACGTCACTTTTGACAAGCTGGCCCCTGAAGTACAGAACGCTGTCATGGTTAAGTTCGACACATGTGAAAACATCACCGTTGATATGGTGATTAGCGCGCAGGAATTGTTGCAGGAAGACATGGCAACATTCGACGGACATATCGTTGAAGCGTTGATGAAAATGCCAGAAGTTAACGCCATGTATCCGGAGCTTAAGCTGCACGCCATCGGGTGGGTTAAGCATAAATGTAAGCCTGGTGCCAAATGGCCCGAAATTCAGGCAGAGATGCGCATCTGGAAAAAACGTCGCGAAGGTGAACGCAAGGAAACCGGAAAATACACGTCTGTTGTTGATCTCGCCCGCGCCAGAGCCAATCAACAGAACACTGAAAATTCAACAGGAAAAATCAGCCCGGTCATTGCTGCCATTCATCGCGAATACAAGCAGACATGGAAAACACTGGATGACGAACTGGCCTACGCTCTCTGGCCTGGTGATGTGGATGCCGGAAACATTGACGGCAGCATCCATCGCTGGGCAAAAAATGAAGTTATCGACAACGGCCGCGAAGACTGGAAGCGTATCTCGGCATCAATGCGCAAACAGCCTGATGCCCTTCGCTACGACCGCCAGACTATTTTTGGCCTTGTCCGTGAACGTCCGATCGACATTCACAAAGACCCTGTGGCACTGAACAAATACATTACTGAATACCTGACTACAAAGGGCGTGTTTGAAGATGAAGGAAGAAATCAGAGCGCAACTGATACTCTCTCGTCGCCAGTACCAGAAACTGATGCAGTGGAAACGGCAATTCCGGGCAACGAAAAAACCGAATGCAAAGTGGAAGTCGAAGCATCTGTAGAGCGTGAGGGGCCGTTCTACTTCCTCTTCACCGACAAGGATGGCGAAAAATACGGTCGCGCAAACAAACTTTCTGGTCTGGATAAGGCGCTGGCTGCCGGGGCTACTGAAATCACGAAAGAAGAATATTTCGCCCGCAAAAACAGTACATACTCAGGTTCACAACAAAATACTGGTGCATCTGACACGACCGCACAACCAGAGCCGGTAAAAGTTACCGCTGACGAAGTAAACAAAATTATGCAGGCAGCCAATATCAGCCAGCCTGACGCCGATAAGTTGCTTGCTGCCTCTCGCGGAGAATTTGTTGCAGGGATTAGCGACCCGAATGATCCGAAATGGGTTAAGGGGATCCAGACCCGCGATTCTGTAAACCAGAACCAGCATGAATCGGAACGGAACTACCAAAAAGCGGAACAAAACAGCCCAAATGCGTTACAAAACGAGCCAGAAACGAAACAGCCTGAACCAGTGGCGCAACAGGAACTGGAAAAAGTCTGCACCGCCTGCGGTCAGACCGGCGGCGGCAACTGCCCTGATTGTGGCGCAGTGATGGGCGACGCAACATACCAGGGAACATTCGATGAAGAGTATCAGGTTGAAGTTCAGGAAGATGATCCGGAGAAAATGGAAGGCGCTGAACATCCACACAAGGAGAACACTGGCGGCAATCAGCATCATGCCAGCGATAATGAAACTGGCGAGACGGCAGATCACTCAATTAAGGTGAACGGTCATCAAGAAATCACATCCACCAGCAGGACGTGTGACCATCTAATGATCGACCTTGAAACCATGGGAAAAAATCCTGATGCCCCGATCATCTCAATAGGTGCAATATTTTTCGATCCGCAAACCGGAGATATGGGACCGGAATTTAGTAAGACTATCGATCTGGAAACTGCTGGCGGAGTCATTGATCGGGACACCATTAAATGGTGGCTTAAGCAATCACGCGAAGCGCAATCTGCCATTATGACCGATGAAATCCCGTTAGATGATGCACTGTTACAATTGCGGGAATTTATCGACGAAAACTCCGGTGAATTTTTTGTTCAGGTCTGGGGAAATGGAGCCAACTTCGACAACACGATTTTGCGCCGTTCATACGAACGGCAGGGGATCCCCTGCCCGTGGCGTTACTACAACGATCGCGATGTACGCACAATCGTTGAGCTGGGGAAAGCCATAGACTTCGATGCCAGAACGGCTATTCCATTCGAAGGTGAGCGCCATAATGCACTTGATGACGCCCGTTACCAGACAAAATACGTTTCAGTTATCTGGCAAAAACTGATCCCGAGTCAGGCTGATTTTTAATGTTCAACCGTCGCCAGTTGTCGTTGATATTCTGCAACTGGCGCGTTCCGGAGTGATAGCCATGAGCGAACAGTACCTGATAACGCTCGACGAGTGGAAACCAAAACGGTTCAGTCTCCCAATAACAAACACTACCCTGGTGAAATACGGAAAACTAGGATACATCGTTCCAAGACCACAAAAAATTCGTGGGCGTTGGCTGATAGATCGCCGAGCAGTATTTGTTGGGCCTGGTGAAACGGGAATTGCGCCGGAAATTCATACTGGCGATGATGATGCACTGAAGGAGATTTTAACTCATGTCACCGAGGCCACGAAAAAACAGCACTGACGTAGCCGGTCTTTACGAAAAGTTTGATCGCAGAACTGGCAGAGTTTACTACCAGTATAAAAATCCTGTGACTGGAAAATTTCACGGACTCGGAACAGACAAAGGTAAGGCAGAAAAAATCGCTTCCACAGCCAATCAGCGGATAGCTGCAGCAGAAGCTGAATATTTCATGCGCAAAATTGATGAAAGTCCGTCAGCAACAAAACGTCGGGGTATCAGATTAAAGGCATGGGTTGATCGATATCTGAAAATACAGGACACGCGACTGAAAAATGGAGATATTGCAGCTACAACTCACAAAGAAAAAACTCGAATGGCTGCATACCTGGTTTCCCGTCTGGGAAACCACCCATTGAAAGAACTGGAAGTAAGAGACTTTGCATTAATACTGGATGAGTGGCTGGATAAAGACATGGTCAGCACAGCGAGAGTAAATCGTGGATTATGGGTTGATATTTATAAAGAAGCACAGCATGCAGGGGAAGTTCCTCCTGGATGGAATCCTCCGGAGGCTACCCGTAAACCGATCCCTAAAGTAACCAGAGCCAGGCTCACCATGGAAGACTGGAAAAAAATTTACAATGCAACGCCTGAAAAACACTTTATCCGTAACGCAATGCTTCTTGCGATTGTTACTGGTCAGCGCCGTGATGACATTTGCCACATGCGTTTTTCAGATGTGTGGAACGAACACTTGCATATCACCCAGGGAAAAACCGGAATGCGTCTGGCGTTACCGCTTACACTACGCTGTGATGCCATTGGGATAACGTTAAAAGAAGTTATTGATGGGTGCCGAGACAGAATATTAAGTCCATATCTAATCCATAGTCGGCACCAGAAACAACCGAAGCCGATGAGTAAAGACAACCTGAGCGACTACTTTGCCAAAGCACGGGATCTGGCTGGGATAATTCCACCAGCAGGAAAAACTCCGCCAACATTTCATGAACAACGTTCTCTATCAGAACGGCTGTATCGTGCACAGGGTATCGATACAAAAACATTACTAGGACATAAAGTCCAGGCAACCACCGACCGCTATAACGATACTCGAGGTCAGGAATGGGTTAAGTTGGTTATTTGA